TTGAAATTGCCAGCTTCAAACTGTCGGCGCTGTACGGGTTTTGATCGAAGTCAATGTCACCCGCAATGAATCCGGAATGTTTTACAAGGTGCGCGGCATCCCGATATGAAAAAACGCCATGTGGCGTAATGCCTGGCAGCGTGTTTAGCTTTGCGGCGCTCCTTTGCTCCTTGTCGGCAATTGCCCGGATACGTTCAACGGCTTCGCGGTGAAGCTGTGATCGAAGGAACGTTTGAAGGTTTACAACCTCGTTTTTATCCGGCACATTCGCCCGTTTGAAGTAGCTCACTTCTGTATTTAAGATGCTCATTTCAAAAAAATTAAAAAAACTCTGAAAAAGCGAATTTCACTTACTACGTTACTACATGGCCTCTAATCAATTGATTTTGTGCGTGTTAGGTGTAGTAGGTTGTTTTTCGGTGTAGTAGGTTCAATCGTAGGGTTAAGGGCAAAACCCCTCCCCTTTGGGGCATTGTAGTAGGTGTAGTAGGTTGTAGTAGGTTGTTTTTTGGTTTACTTACTACACTTAAATCGTTGACAATCATTGTTTTCTGTTGTTTGTAGTAGGTGTAGTAGGTGTAGTAGGTTATTTGGTGGTTTTTGTTGTTTTTTTTGATTGAGTGAAGGGGGGCGTTTTGCCCTTAACCCCTCTACGTTTCGGCATCCCATATGCCGCCGGTTGGGTCAAACTCAAGGAAAAACCCATAAACCGGATTGCCATTTTTCCGGCGTGATCGGCGCTCATACCCCAACTGCTTTAGGGCTTTTCCTATGGCCTCAACTGGCAATGGTGAACGGCAAAAAATCGGCGCGTCTGTCAATAGCTTTTGAATGTCGGCGGCTTGCTTAAAGTCCGCAGGTTTTTCGGACGGTTTAAAGTATTTCAAAATCAATTCATATTCAATTGATTTTTTAGTGTGTGCCTGATTGTAACTTTCTGACTTCGCTATTTCCTCCCTGGTTAGGCTTCCATCAAACCCGGTGTTAACCAGGTGCCAGGCTTGCGCGTAAACCTGATTAATGTCAATGTTTTGACTGTACCCATCCGGCCCGCCGTTGTCGTGCTTTATGCCCTCAATTTCAAAACACAACCACCTAACGTTTCCGGTTTCATCAGTGAGAAATTCCGGGTTGTTTGTGGATGCGAAAAACGTAGCGCGTCGCCTCATTTTAGTCTCCCGGCGGTCAAACGGAAAGCGGGCTTTTATGTCTGATTTTGTGGTGAATGCTTTAACCTTGTTAATGTCGGCGCGGCGCATGCCTCGCAATTCATCCAGGTTTATAAACAAGTTTCGGGCGAGTGTCATTAGAGCGTCCTTGCTTTCAAAGTCAATTTCCTCAGTGTAATAATCGCTCCAGGCGGGCGGGCATAAAAACCGGGTGAAAGTGGTTTTGCCGTCGTTTTGGTTTGACACTAAAACCAAAATCTGTTTATTGAAGTCACGTCTACCTGTGGCACATTGAAGCAGCCTAACCAAGTGTTTTTTAAACATCAGGTCAAACCATTCGCGGCGTTCCTGTCCTATAATCACATAGCTGGCAAGCGCTGTTATATGGTCTTTACCATCCCATTTAGGCAGGTTTTTTAGGTAGTCTATAACCGGGTCGTATTCTGGAGAATTTGCCAAAAGAACCGCCAACACACGGTTAATATTTTTGAAGCTCGCCCGCAATAGTTTAGCCTCCAGGCGCAAAGAAGCGCGTTCGTCGCAAGCCTCCCAGGCGCTTGATTTGCCTTGCTGAAACTCAATTTCGTTTTTAACAGAATTGTACCGGAACCTGTAACCGTTACTATTGAAATAGCTCTCAACTCTTTCAATAGTCGGCCTTTCTTTGCCGTCACCTTTGGCGTCATCTTTGGCGGGTTCTTTTGGCTTGCTGCCTTTTGTGGTCGCCTTTTCCGGCTCGCTGGCATGCTCACCTTTATTTAGGTTGGTAGGCACTTGCGTATCGTCTGGATATGACGTATTTTTGTCCATCGTTTAAAAGAATTTTACCCCGTTTGCCATCTGCCAGGCAAGCGGGGTTTTTTGTTAACGGTTGTTTGTTCGCCTGGTGTTTTGACTTTGTGAAACCAGGCTCAAAAGTTCGGTTCTGTCAAAGCGAAGGCAGCCGCCCAGGTGCAGGCGCTTTATTTTTCCTTCCCTTGCCAGGTTAGCGATTTTGGACACCGAACACCCCAACAGCTTCGCCGCTTCTTTCTTGCTCAGATACGGCGGCATTTCGGCGGCTTTTGAAGCGGTAGCGGTTTGTTGTACAATCGCTGCCTTTATTTCTGAAACGTCCTTTTTGAGCGTTTCAAGGTCATTTTTCAAGGCTTCAAACGGGTTTTCCATCACTTACTTTTTTTGAATGTTTGGCGGTTTTTTTTGCAATGGGTTGGCCTGCCTCGCCGGGTGGAATATCCTGGCGGGTCTGGTTCTGCGTGCGCAAACACACGTTGACAGCGTGAACTACCAAGGCGTGTAAGTCTTGCTCTGAAAGGCTCGTGAAAACTACTTTTTGCATGGCGGCTTATTTTCAACAAATGTCCGCCTATGCGCTCACATGGGTTTTCCAGGTTATCCAATTGGAAAAAATGGAAAACTATTTTATCATTTTCGTGAAGTACGAAAGCGCGTCATCAAACGCATATCCACCTGGCCTAATTCGTTTCGGCGCGTCCTCTTTCCAAAACACAAACAAAGCCCTGCAAACATCATCGAATGAATGCCCCTTTGTTTTGCCTAAAACAATAAGCGCCTGTGCAAGTGCTGATACTTCAGAAACCCTTTTTTTGGATTTTGGTATGTAGTCGCCCTTTGCAGAAACTAACGGATTATCCATACCAGAAATATTTTGCCAAAGTTCCATCAGGTCGCCGTCATAGATGCTCTCCAGGGTAGGCAGTTCGGCGGGCGCTTCCTCTTTGCCCTTGCTGCCAGGCTTCGCCGTCGGCGCTGGTGTTTGGCGCTTTTCAATCTCTGCCTTTACTATGGCCTCCAGGCGTTTTAGTTCCTCCCATTCCGAGAAGTCGCGGAAACCTATACCCTCTCCAGGGTTAGCAATAGCAAAGTTGTTTACATCAGCTGTAACACTGTGCTTTCGCCTTTCGATCATTTCAACGCACTGCTGTAACTCCCATGTTAGAAGCGTCTCGACATAGGCGCTGTACCTGTTAATTTGATCTAATTTCCACCAGGGATAATTTTCCATATCTCAGAACAATTTACCCGGCAAAGCAGCATCTAACACTTTGCCGGGTCGGTGAATAGTTAGCTACTTGACTTTCGCTTGTACTTCGCCTTTCCAGTGTCGAAGGGTTGGCCGTGCTTCGCTTCATGGAATGACATTTTGCAAGCCTCTGAACAATACTTTTGCCAGGCTACTTTTGCCAGGAACGGCGTACCACATTGCGCACATTCTTTATTGAAGTGGCCTTGCGTAACGGTTGCGTTAGTAACGGTTGCGTTATTGCGCGCACGCGCGGGAACGTCGGCGGGGATAGTGTAAACGGTTGCCGGTTGGGATCCTCTGAAATTTTGGGCAACTGGTCGGCCATTCATTTGCGGCCTGGTCGCCGGTGCTGGTTGCGAATGTAGCCCCATTGCTTCGCCCTCGCTGTCGTCGGCTGCTTCGGGGTTTTGTTCGGCGAAGTGCCGGAACAAGTAGTAAAACACAAAGACAGTGCAAAGCAGAAAAATTAATTCAGCGATGATCGCGGCTCCCACACTATACACCTGCATCTTATCAACCTTTGCGGCTCGCTGTGCCAGGCCTTCGCCGTATACCTGGTCGCCCCTGGTCGCGGCTTCTTTGGTTGCCTGGTCGCGTTTTTCCACCAGGTCGGCGCGTTGCTTTTGCAGCTTTGGCAAAGTTTTATTTTCTGCGATCCAATTGCTTTCGCTTTTTAACCCGCTTTGCAGGCGGTCAATGTCGGCCTGAACGCGGTCAATGTCGGCACTTAAGGCAGCGACAGCGGCGGGGTCGGTGGTGCGCTCAGGGGTCGGATAAAATACGCCTGGCAAGACCTTTGCCCCATACAAGGCAGCACCGATTGAAACCAACATAACCAGGACGGCCACAAAGCCGACAAAGCCGAAAGTTTTGTACTTGAGCAAATGTTTTGAGGCTATGGCCAAAGTCGAACGTTTGACCTTTTCAACGCCAAAGGCAAAGAGCAAGGCAAGCGGAACGGCAATGTAAATGCCCCAGGCAAGCGGAATAACGTGTGATAGGGCGAATACCCCCAGGGCGGCGGTAGTGCAAAAGGTTACGATCTGTGAAAGAGATTGCCCCCATTGGGCAACCTTGTAAACCGTCTTAAATTCATCAGTGAACGGCTTATCCTTAAATGTGTCCTGCGATTTGCTGCCAATGTCGGCGGCATGATTTGTAGCGTTCTTTTCGCTCAGTGATTTGGCGAAAGCGGCGTACTTTTGTTCGTAGATGTTCATTTTTTTACTTGTTGAAAAGGTGAAAGTTCGCCCGCCCCGACCGTCGAAAGTAGGGGGCGGGCTTTTTTGTTTAAATGGCGCTCAATCTGGCCTTTAGTTCCTTTGTTTCGGCTTTTACTTTTCGGCTTTCGGCTTTTATCTCCCTGATTGTTTTGCGCGTCTCGATAATGTATCTGGTTCTGTCAATGTATTTTTGTGCCTGTGCCAAATCATTGGTTAGCTTTTTAATATTGGCATCGAGTGTCTTTAGTTTTTCGGGGTCATTGGTGAACGTTCGCTCAAAATCATAGCGTTTCAATAACGCTTTGCCTTGTCTGATAACCCATTTTGCCTCTGCGATTGTCAGCCTTTTTGTTGTCGGTTGGGTTTGTGTTGCTGTGGACATAGTATTGAAAATTTAAAAGTGAAAAAATTAGTTGTGTTATTTTTTGAAAAGAACGGCGGCGGCGGGGTCGGCTTTTAACCGCTCTATTTCCTTTGAAAAACTTTTAGCGTGTTGGTTGGCCGTGGTGCGGGCATATACAAGCGTCTGTTTTTCGGTAGCATGCCCCAGGATTGTAGAAACCGCCCGAACGGGTACCCCGGCGTTAATCATAGCCGTTGCGAATGTCCGGCGGGCTGTGTGGCTGCTGACTAACTCAAAACGCTTGTATTCCTGTTCGGTCGTAACCCCGCCCTTTGTGTCTCTTAGTAGTACAGTTTCGGTCATTCCGGCCAACTCGCAAAGCTCTTTTAGGTACTTGTTGAACTTTACGTCCGAAATAGTAGGCACGTTAAAATCATACTTTTCAAGGATGCGTTTCAATGCAGGTACAAGCGGAATTTTCACCATTTTGCGCGCTTTTTGCGCCATGATTGAAATAGTTTCTAACCTGTCCTCAGTTGTCAAATGTTCGGCCTTAATCCGGCTATAATCGCTGAAACGCAAGCCAGTAAAGCAGCCGATTAGAAAAAGGTCGCGTGTACGATCTAAACGGGGATTGTCGGCCAACTCCAGGGCTTCCAGCGTTTCCAGGTCTTGAAAACTCAGTGCTATTTCATCACTTTGAACCTCAGAAAGTTTGAAGTGAGCAAAAGCCTTGTTGTTGTGGTATTCCCTGTCGAATGATTCGCGCATGACGCGCCGCAAAGTTTTAACCAGGCGGGCAACGTAGTTAATACGGAGATTGCGCCCAAATAGCCATTTTTTGAAGGATAGGAAAAAATCAATGGTTATATCATTAAAGCCTATCGGGGTCTTTGTTTCTTCGCTGAAACCGGTCAAATGTTTGCGAAGCAGGGCAAAAGACGTGTAATTACTAATACTTGTCTCCCGGTCATATTTCAGCGTTAAATCTGAAATAAAATCCATGAGGGAAGGAACGGCGGCGGGGGCGGCGGCTGAAATATAGCCCATGCGTTTCGACAATTCCCGGGAAAAGGTTTTAGGGTCGATGTCGCCCCGGTTGTTTTCCCGCCATATTGCGACGGTATGCGCCGCCAGGCTGTTGAGAGTTGTATTTATATCCGCTCCCTGTGGAAACTTCCGGTTTGTTAGGGCGCGTTGTTTGTCAAAATCCCAACCCGACGGCGCTACCTTTTCGCCGCTGGAATATTTCAGGCGCAAACCGCCGTTATAGTGAAAATATAGAATGATCGGGGTAGGCGTGTTCGGCTCCTTTAGGCTTTGCAGGTTAAAACGAACTGTTGGAACTCCTCTAATAAATGGCATAATTTTAAAACCGTTTGTTTCTACAAAAGTAAACGGTTTATGTGTTAAAAGATAATTTCCGGGTAGGTTGGCGGCTCCTAAAATGGTAAAAAAAGTCTAACTTTAACACTTTTCAGGCTGTTTTCAACCTGATAACCATTGATTTGAGTGTTAACAGGCGGTAATACATATTACAAAATGAATCCCATCGAGATCACAACCCAAAGGGCTAACTATCTGATTAACAGAATGTTAGCCCTTTCTCTTTTTGATCGTGGTAGCAATAGTGGTAGTTTATTGCTGTCGATTATCAAAAATTAAGCCATCAAAATAACGATTTAGGCAAAAAAAACGGGCTACCTGTGAAGGCAGCCCGAAGAAAGAATGGAAACGGAATCAAAAGAACTACATGGCGGCAACTCTTTTCCTATAATCTTCGGCCTCTTTTCTTGCCTGCTTAGCTTTTCGGTTTGCTTCAGCGGCGCAATTGCGCGTGTATTCCAGCTTTTGCGCTTCGCTCAGTGACGCGTACCATCTGGACTTTTCGGCGGCTTGCTCTTTTGCGCGGTTGGCTGCTGCTGCTGCTTCTGCGGTTTTGCGCTTGCTCTCCAGCTCTTCGGCCAACTCCTTGTACTTTTCCTCACGCTGTTTTTTAGGCAGCTTAGAGATACTTTTAATGTCAAGCCCCGGCGCGGCTGCTTGCGGCGCTGGTGCCGGTGCTGGTGCGCCGGACATTCGGCGGGCTTCATCAATTACGCGCTGCCTGGCCTCGTTTTGAATTTGCAGGCTGGCACATTCGTAAAATGGTGCCGCCGATCTTGGCGGCGCTTGTTCCTTGAAATCTCTCTTTTCCATGTATTGCGGAATTTGAATTGAACGTGATTCAACAAAAGTTTGTGTTTTGGGGTCGTAGTCTCCAAATGAAACGGTATCCGCTCCCCTTAGCGAACTTCCGTCCAGGTCAGGGCGAACCCAGGCCTTTGTTTTCGGGTTGGCTCCAAAAGCGGTTAACGTCACGTCGAAAATCTTGTCAATTTTCACAATGTGCCGGACTGGTTCGGGCTTGTTTTCCCATTCTGAACCGCTCATTGTGCCTATCATAAAACCGAAAGAACATTGCACCAGGTCGCCGCGCTCAACGCTTTCAAAGGTGTCCGTTCCAAACGTTCCGGACGGTACTTTTAGGCGGTAGTATAGCCCAACGGAATCTACCTGTAATTTAAGCGTTCCGGCGGTATTGCGCCCCAACAACATCGACATATTATGATCGCGAAGTGCAACCACATCCGAAAAATCAGTTTTTGCAAGTGCGCGGGGTTCAATGACTTCGTAATAGTCGCCCATGTAATACAAGTTGCCAAACATCAGCGCGTAGCCCTCTATAATTAAGTCCTTTTTCATGTTTGCTCTAAAATTGTGTTTAAATGATTGAAATAGAGCTGCCTCTATCGTGCGTCACCTTAAAGTCCGGCATTTTGTTCTGAATTGGCGGCTGTTTTGGTTGGGCTACTTTTGCCGCCTCCGCTTGCCGTAAATCATAGTCCTTATGGTACGTCATAACGGCTCCCAGTGCGTCGTGGTGCCTTGTTGTATAGGCTATGCGCTTGCCGCCGGTGCTGTTCATTTCGGCGGCATGGAAAAAGTCGTCGGAGTCTGTGATGATAGCGTAATATTTGCCCTCAATCTCCCAAACAACAGCCTCTTTAAAAAACGGCTGTTGACCTCCAAAAATACCCCGTTTGCGAAGCTCTGAAACCTTGCCTTTGTGCGTATATCGCAAGCCGCCCGGCGCGGATACTTCGCAGGTAAATTCGTGGGTTAGTGTTTCCTCGTCGATCGGGTGAACCGTTTGTTTAGGCGTGACCGTTTTTTTAGCGCTGTTACGGAATTTGAACGAATTTAACAGGTAGTCGCCCGCCCTCAATAAATCCGGCCCCTGGTCGGTGAAAATCACTTTCCCGGCCATGTCGGCCACTACTCCAAATGTTTGCGTATCCCCGCTGCCTTCGCCCGCCGACAACGGTAGTCGCCCGCCGTGAACCGCAAAAATGTAAGCGGCAAAAACCTGGTTTTCATGCTCAAATAAAAACCTTGTTCCTTGCTCAATCGGTATTCGATTTGGCGGCGCTTCTTCCCCTGACCTTAGTTGAATTTCAATACCTTCGACAACGGGAAACCCGGTTTCGGAAAGTGGTGGATAATAGGAGAATTTAAAGCGGTTGCCGTTCGGCTGGTAGTGCATTACGTCGGCCTCGCCTCGCTCGTTCGTAAAGTGCATGTGCTTTACTGGTGTTCTTCTTTGTTGTCTCATTTTGTGTGCCATGTTAAATCTGTTTTAGTTGTTGGAAATTTTGTGCGGCTTTGGGGTTAGCAGTTCCAAAATAGGGTCGTGCTTCTTCCCCCCAGGTGCGTCTACAAACGCGCTTGCGCCTTTTATTCGCCCCCGGCTTGCCGGTGTTAGCCCTAATTTGTCTGCTATCGCCGTAGCCAATTTTAGAGCGTTCTCAGCGGCTTTTCTTTGTGGATTGATTGCATGAAAGTTGTTAGGCAGCTTTATAACCGCTCCCTGCTTGTTCACTTGCTCCATTGAATCAGTATAGACACCCATTTCAACGGCATAATTAGCCAGGGAAAGAACATCGGACGTTTTTAAAAGCTGTTGTTCAATCAGGACTTTCCCGGCCTCCAGGTAGAATTTTTGGGCGCTTTTTGATAGCTCAAAAGGTGCCGGTGGTACCTGCTTTAATAGCTCACCAGTTGGGGCGGTCTTGCCGTGCCGGTCTGGTCGGTAGGTGCCTTGCGCCTTGTGTTCGTCAATTGATTTCCTTTTCATCGTTTTTGTGTTTAATTGTGTCAGTTTAGAACCCCTTTTTTTTGAAATTTTAGCCGGAATACGTGCGCAGTTGGCCAGGCGATCGCAGGCGGGATAACGCTGTAAAATGACCTGCCCCCTCCCCTTATGCCCCTGCGGGCGCTGGTTGTTGTGTTCGGTCGGTCGGTGCTGGATACCATGCGCGGCGGCGCTCCTGCTTTGCCTGCCATGCTTGCGCCTCTGCATCATCCAGGGCAGACACGCCATCGAACGTTAAACCAAGGCGGCAAATAGCAGATGTTAGAACGGGGTTGCTTTGTATCGCCCTGGTTAGTGCTGCGTTGGCCATTGGTTCAACATCCCAGGCAGCCGGGTATCCATCGGCATTGATTAAGGTTTCTACCTGGTTGCCTGCTTTGTCTGTGTATCGCTCGAAACGGTATCCAGGCGGTAACACCTTGCTTTGTTCTGGTTGTGGCGTTGTGGGCTGTTGTGGTGCTGCCTGTGGCCGTGTGGCGCTGTCTGTGGCCTTTGGTGCTGCTGAATACAAAAAGCCGTGTTCCTTCGCAATGTGTACCAATGTGCCGCCCGTTACCTTGTTTCCAGCAGCCCGCCACTTTTCCGCAAAATGTTTCCTGAAATTCGATTGTATAAAGTTCGGGCTATTCTCCAGGATAGCCCAGGCGGTAGCGTCGCCACTATCGCCAAAGGCATTTTTACACGCTGTAACTATCCGGAAATAATCTTCGTAACCAAAAGCAACAACGGCTTTAGATTTGATTAGGTGGTCGGCTGCCAGTGCTGCCAGGTCATCGGGTCGGGGTTGGTCGTAACGCCTTGCCGCTGGCATGTACGGCGCTGCCTGTGGTGGTGCTGGCAGCTTGCGGTATATGGTCGGGCTGTGGTTGAATTTCGCGTCCGGGTCGTAACTCCAAAAGCGGGCGCGGCAAACATCGGAGCAAGCAGAATCTATAATAATACCAAAAGCTGCAAAATCGGTTTGCAGGGCTTTAAAATGCTCTTTGTGTTGCTCAGGGTTTTCGATCACAACAACGCCCCACACGCCCGCACCGGATGCGCTCAGGGCAACGTAGGCCACTTCTGGCAAGTTGGCTATTTGATCGCGTAACGCGGGCGCTGTTTCTGAATTTAACCAGGTGTTTCCCTTTGCGTCAACGTCGAACGTCAACAGCCCGGAATGTTCCAGAAGTCCGGCGGCGTTGCGCTCTGAAAACTTGCCGGACGGGGTGAAAGCTGGTAGCGCTTTTTTCAGGTTGTCGCGTTCTGTTTTGTCCTGGCAAGCCCTCAAATTTTGGAGCAATTGCCCGTATTTTTTTAACAGCTTTTCAGATGTTACGATCTGTAAAAACGTGCCGGTGTTGATCGGTTTTCCGGCGGCTGTTACGCTTTCAAGAAAGCTGACTTTTGCGTTTAATGCACTATCCATAAATTGTCTCATAGTTGGCTTTTTTGCCACCCAACCAAACCAAAATCTATATACGCGGTTTGTGTTGGTTGGGTGGGTTGGTTTACAATATTGTGCCGGTCGCAAAAGGGAGACATAACCAACCCAACCAAACCAAATGCCCTATATAGATTTTGGTTTGGTTGGGTGGTGTATTCGGCGCAAAACGTGTTAGTTGGCTGCTGTTTCATTTTGTGGCTGGATTGGCGTTAATGTGTAAACAGACGGTTTGCCGCGCGATTCTGTTTTAGTTAGATAGCAGTCTTGCCCCTTCTTGTTTTTAATCGCCGTGCCGCCGTCGCAAACCGCTTTCAACTTGCTTACAATCGTGTTTTTGCTCCAGTCTATGCCGTTGACATTCAGCAGGGAAATTAGCTCAGTCTGCATTACATCTTCAACCGTATCAAAAACCTGCATTAAGGCATCAACCAACAGGCTTTCGTCCTTTGCTTTTCGCTTGCTCTCAATGTGCTTTCCAACTCTTTCGGCATCGGCCAAAATCAACCCTTTTGCCTCGGTTGAATACTCCAGGTATAGCGGTGCGGGTCGGGCTGAATTTCTGGTTTTCAGAAACCGAACTTTTATTAAATCGCCCTCGGCGCTGTTGTCCGGCGTATCATATCCGATCTGCAATTGTGTATCGGCCTTATTCATCCCCTCCGTTCCAACATGCCCCCGTGCTTTCTCAGAACCCGGATTTTCGTGCAGGACAAGCAAAAAAGAAACGTGGTGTTCTTCGCAAAGCCGCCCCAAATAGTCGAACAGGGCTAAACTTTGTTCGTCATTATTGAAACTCGCAACACAATCCGAAACCACATCCAGGACTACAAATAAACTCCAGTCCTTTAATTGCCTTTTTTCCATGTCGCCGCGCACATGGGTAATCCAAGCCTTAACGGCCTCAAGTCGCTCTTTTCGGTCGATGTTTTTAATTGATACCGGGTAAAAGCGGGGGCAGTCGGATTTTTTATCAAGTCCGGCGCGTTCCCTGATTCGTTGAACGGCGGCGGGTAGATGTTCCTGTGTGTTGCGCTCGGTGTCAATGTAGGCAACACAAAAGCCGTGCGCAAAGCGTTGTTTTACAAAGCCTAAAAAATCAACCTCATGCGAATTTGCACACAACAAAAGAGCGCAAAACGTTTCTGCAAGGCGGCTTTTATGTACACCTGCTTTACCCTGAATTAGATTGATTGTGCCTTTTGTAATTATGGAGGCTTCGCCGAACGAAATCCAGGGTTGCGAAAACACGACATCCTTTTCGGCGGCTGCCTGAATGTCTTTGTATGATTTTAAAAGTTTGTCCAATGTGGAAGCGGCTGGCGTGTCTTTCTCTGGCGGGTCGCTCAAACTTGCGCCGGGTCGTATTTGAGGAACGCCATTTTGTTTTGGCGGTGTCGTGGGGAAATCCATATCTTTGCCCATGTCGTTTTTTAAAGATTAAGCCCTCCCCCTTGCCCGGCGGCGGGCTTTTTTTGTTAACGGTTGTTTGTTCGCCTGGTGTTTTGACTTTGTGAAACCAGGCTCAAAAGTTCGGTTCTGTCAAAGCGAAGGCAGCCGCCCAGGTGCAGGCGCTTTATTTTTCCCTCCCTTGCCAGGTTAGCGATTTTGGACACCGAACAGCCCAACAGCTTCGCCGCTTCTTTCTTGCTCAGATACGGCGGCATTTCGGCCGCTTTGCAAGCGGTATCGGTTT